CCGTGGGATGGACCGTTCCGAAATCGATGGACGCGTAGCGGACCTTGACATCCTCCGGCGGTTCCCTGATGCACGTGTGGTCGAAGTAGGGGTAGACGAGGCCTTCCGCGATGCAGCGCTTGCCGAGGATCTTCCGGTCGTACTCGAACCCGGAGTAGCGGAGCTTGAGGGCTTCGATCTTCGCCGGGGTCATGATGGGGTTGTCCTCCAGGCGGAAGTGGAACTCGTGGTATCCGCCGAAGATGCTCTTCTCCTCGTCCGTCATGGCGAGATACTTGTCGGTGTACTTCGTGTACAGCCAATGCCTCGGATTGTCGGGGTTGGTGGTCCATAGCATGAACGGATGGTCCGCTGCTGCCAGACGGGCCATGGCCTCCGCCACGAACGTAGGGTGGTGCTTGGTGATCTCGTCGGCGTACCAGAAGTCCGCGGTCACTCCACGGAGCTGGTCGTCGCTGTTGGCCTTGCCTCCGCCGAAGATGTAGATGGTCACGTCGCCGTGGTCGGTCGGGATGATGACCTGCGTGGAATTGTCGCGGTAGATGGGCCCCTTGGCTCCCGGGCACAGGTCGATCAAACCCATCTTGGACTTGATGACGTTACGGGTGACGGATCCGACGGTGTCGCCCGTCATGATGCCCACGCTGACCTCATGCGTGGCGATGTAGTACAGGAGCGAGAGGATGGATGCCTGCGTCTTCCCGGACCTGACGGGGCCCTCGTAGAACTGGAGCGCATCGGTACAGGCGATGCGCCTGAGGACACGGGGACCGAAGGGCTTCAGGGCCATCTCGGCCATCGGTCGGCCCTCTTCTGTGCTTTTTCGGACATTTCGATAGGCGAAATGTCGCCTTTTTCGTTTTGTCCGTCGTAGTCTTTCGACGAGCCGACATTTTCGAGGTCAAAATGTCCTATATCGGTCTGATAAGGACTCATTCCTCCCATCCCTCCATGTCGGCACGGTCGAAGTTCTTGGATGCCTTGGCGACGGACTGGGCGAAGTCCGCGAGGATGGCGTTGCCGTCCCCTCTGGGGCTGTCGGACTGGCCGAGGCGGTTCTTGCCCAGCCATACGAGCATCGTGCTGTTCCCGTTCAATGCGGCCTTTATCTGGGCCTTTCTTAGACGATTGTTCACCAATCCCTGTCCGTTTTTAACTGCCCGTTGGGTTTTCTCGCGATTTTTCGGCGTATACAACGTCGAGACGTCGATTCCCAGCTCTCTGGCGAGGTCGTCCACGTCGGAGCCCTTCCCGATCTCCATGGTCAACCACTCCTCCCCCTCCTCCGTCAGGAGCAGGGAGTATCTCCCCCCCTTCGGGCTGGTCTGGACCTTGTCGAGGATCTTGATGTTGATGCGCTTCCCGTCCTCGTTCTTCGCGATGGCGTAGATGCATCCGTCCGGGCCTACCGCGGGCATCGCTCGGCCTCCCACGGATACCACGCGATGGGCCACGGGTTCTTGGGCTTGAGCGAGTCGAAGAAGGCCTTGTAGAACTGCGCAACGTCCGTATCGACGGTGATGACCGCCTGCTCGATCCTCGGATTGGTGTTGATGTTCGCACTGGACGTGACGGCGACTCCGTGGAGCTCTCCGCGGTCGTCATGCCAGAAGCCGACCATGACCTTGGCGTGGTTCCTCTGCATGCACAGCCTTCCGCCGTGCTGAGGGAGGAGGTCGGCCAGATACTCGAAGATGGCCATGTAGTGCTGGATGAAGATCTCCCCGACGTAGACGTCCGCACGCCCGACCATCCCTCTCGACAGCCATGAGCCTATCTCCTGCGCATCCTCCATCGCCATGCACCAGGTGGAGCATAGAAGATAGTCCAGACGATGGGCCTTGACGATTCCGCGCATATAGGTGAGGAAGTCGACGTCGCCTCCGCTGATGCAATGGTAGGCGCATCCGTCCTCCAGATGCCAGTCCAGGACCTCGTTCATGTGCTGCTCTGACATGGCGCGCCTCATGACGCTCCTCTGCTTGGATGCGCATGCTCTGGCCCTGATCTGCTCCTCCGTGGGCTTCTCCCTCGGCTTCCTCGGCGCAGGCTGGCCGAGGTTGTCGTCGTCCACGTCGAAGTCGTCGAGGATGCAGTCCTCCCAGTCGTCGGTCATTCGGATGCCCCCAGGGATGCGATGATCCTGCGCTCCTCGGCCGTGAGGACGATGGGCTTCCTCTCCTTCTCGGCCTTGAGCTTCTCGGCCTTGAGCTTCTCGGCCTTGAGCTTCTCGGCCTTGAGCTTCTCGGCCTTGAGCTTCTCGGCATCCATATCGCTCACCAGCCCCCCCCCCTCCGAAGATGTTCTCCTTCGATTCTCCGACCGTCCTCACAGGATGGACACGATCTATCTCCATCTCTACGCCGTACTTCGGCAGCCTTCCGAGGAGCGCACCCGAGACCACGTTGTCGGGCCAATCGTATGCCGAGACCTCCTTGGCCTCGCTCGGCTGGGCCTTCTCGATGGCATCGTGGAGAGAGGCGGAGACGAGGACACGAGGCCCCATGTTCGTCAGGAAGCCCGAGTGGATGTCCGCTCCGTTCTCGTACCTGATGCTGATTCCGACGACGACCGCGTTGCATCTGTCCAGCTGCTGCATGAGCGTGGTCCCCTGCGCGAAAAGGAAGAAATCGATGCCCTTGCCCTTGTAGAATTCGACGATCTCCGACATGATGGAGAAGGGCGGATTGTCCAGGACCAGGCATCCCTCGGGATAGTCGAACGCCTGATAGTCCCCTCCCGGATAGAACGGCCTGACCAGCTCGCGGTCCTCGGAGATGCCGTAGCGCTCCAGGACCCAATCCTTCACGGCCTCGTAGACGGCCGGAGGCGTGAAGCAATCGTCGGTGGTGTGCTTGACCTTGAACTTGTCCTCGAAGGCCTGCTGGGCCTCGTCCTTGGCTCCCATCATGGATTCCAGGTCGGAGAAGTCGACCGTCCTGTCCTCGTTGATGAACTCGAAGCCGAAGTCCGCGAAATCGAAATCCGTGGCGTCTATCTCCTCCACGAGCATATCGAGGTCCCAATCCGCCAGCTCCGCCGTCCTGTTGTCGACGAGCCTGAACGCCCTCGCCTGCTCCGCGGTGAGGTCCGACGCTATCACGACGGGGACCTCCTTCAATCCGAGCTTCTTGGCGGCCTTGAGCCTCGTGTGGCCTGCGATGATGACCAGATCCGAATCGACGATTATCGGATTCTTGAAACCGAACTCCGCTATGGAGTTCGCCACGGCGTCGACGGCATCGTCGTTCCTCCGCGGATTGCGGTCGTAGGGCTTGACGGAGCCTATCGGCATCCACTCGATCTCTGTCCTCTTCACGGTTAACCCTCCGTTACGGTGAGGATTCGTTCGAGTGGACGCTATTTAAGGGGAATTCGGAGAAGGAAGGGGTTTACATCAGGGTCCAGATGACCAGATGGTTGTAGCCCGTCCCTCTCCTGCGGAGGATCCCGAGGGATTTGAGACGGCCGAGGGCCTTCAGGACCTCGGGGTCGTGGCGGTCCCTTCCGAGGGCCTGCTCTATGCGGATGATGTCCATGCCCTTGCCCTTGACGCGGAGAAGGGCCACTATCTCCTCCTCCAGCGGAGTCAGGCGATAGGAGAGGCCCATCGGACCTCCTTCAGGGTCCATCCGCTCTCGGGGATGCGTCCGTCCGCGTCCAGCATCATGCCCGCGTCGGTCCACTGGATAGAGGCTCCCGACGGATGGAGGGCGATGAGAGGACGGCCTCCAGTGGCATGGGTCACGCGGACCTCCATGACGGCCTCGTCGAGCCACATCGCTTGGCCCTCCAGATGATGCGGCTCCTCCCGGTCTCGGTGCTGATGCGGACGATCAGCCCGCGGTTGTGGAGCCTCTGGCATGCGGAGCGCCTGACGACAGGGTCGGTGGACGCCACGACGGGGCATTCCTCCCCCAGGACGCGTATGGTGACGCCCTCGGGGTGGCGCCTGATGCCGTCGAGGATGGCCTGCTCCGCCTCCGTCAGCTTCATGCCCTTCCCCCTCTGGAGTAGCCCTCGCATCCGTGGCCCTCCGGGTCCCATGACAGCGCCTTCCCCAGATGCATGCACCACGGGATGCCTCTGCACGGGACGAGATGACGGCAGGAGATGCAGGCGTAGTGCGCCCTCTCCTGGATGCCCTTGGGCCTCATGCCATCCTCCCGGTGGAGCCGATGCCTCCCGTCCTCTCCTCCGTCGGAGGGACCTCCGAGGGGATGACGGCGTAGGGGACGATCACTCCCTGCGCGAACCTCTCGCCTCTCTCTATGAGGAGGTCGTCGTCCGCCGTCAACGCGAAGCGGATGCTTCCGCGGTAGTCGCTGTCGATGACTCCGACGGTGTTGAGCTGGCGGAGGCCGTGCCTCATGCCGAGGGACGATCTGGGCATGATGAGCATGACGAAGCCCTCGGGGATGTCCCCATCCTCCATCCTGATGCCGGAGTCTATGGTGACGGAGCCGTGGGACGGAACGACCGTCCTCACGGGCATCGCGAAATCGTAGCCGGCGCTCCCCATGGTCCTCCTCCTCGGGAGGAGGTCGTCGCCGAAGAGGGAGATCATGCCCGCCTCCACACGCGCTCGACACGGCCGAATCTGGAGAGGGAGTCCAGCGCATGGCTCAGCTCCGACGGCGTCAGGCCCGTCGACTCCATCAGCTCGGCGGAGGTCAGGCCCTCGGGATGCCTGTCCAGGGCATCGGCGACCCTCTGGCGCTTCTCTATCGCTATCATGGTCCTCTGCTTGGCGGAGAGTCCTGTCATCGCCTTGCCCTCCCTGGTGCGGTTCCGCAGCCATCCGCTTCCGGACAGTATCCGAGACGGACGCACTTGGGCCCGGCACCCTCGAAGAGGGCGGGGGCCTTCTCCTTCGCGAGACGGACCATCTCGGAGACGAGCTCCCTGATCTCCCACTGGGCACGGGAGCACATGCGCTCCTCGGCCATATGACGGAGCTCGCGTGCGTTCACGGTGATCATGATGTTCGTGGTGCAGGCGTTGGGCAGGACGTACCGCGCGTCCTCCTCGGGGACACCGCTGGCCGTGAGCGTCCTGTAGATGAGGCCGATCTCCTTCATGGCCTCGTCGTAGACCTCCTGCATCGTCATCACGACGGGATTCCCATCGGAGTCGTCGATGCACAACAACTTCTTCTTGTTCTCCGCGATGCTCTCAGGCGTGACGTAATCGAAGTCCTTCATGTCCACGTAGCGTTGCGACTGCTGGCTGTAGGATGCGAGGCGATGCCTCACCAGCTGGTGGGAGCAGGCGCGGGAGATGCCCTCCACGGCGAACGTGAAGACTGCATGCTCGGCCACGCTTTCGTGACCGCTCTCCAACGCCCTCCTGAGGGCCGTTTCCTTGCCTTCTGCGGGGATTCCGCGGTTCACGCAGGTCCCAGCACCTCTGGCGCACACATCGTCGGGATTCGGCGTATATGCGATGAGCTCGACCTTCATTCCTCCTGCCTCCTGTCTCCTGCACCGTATATCGAGCATCCGAAGCTCTTCGGGTCCCATGCGATCTCCCTGCGGTTGCCTCTGCACCACATGCGAAGGCCCTGCATCTCCAGATTCCAGCAGGAGTAGCACGTCAGATAGTCGCGTGCCTGGAAGCCGTATATAGCGGTCATGACCACACCTCTTCGATCTTGACGATATGCGCCGTGTTGACGAACATCAGCCTCATGCTTCCAATGCTTTTCCTCCTGTCCCACTCTATCATGCACGGCTTCTCGTCCCTCACGGCGGAGCACAGGTCCAGCACGTCCCCGACGGGAGCCCTCTTCTCCAGGACCTCTCCCGTGGAGAGGGTGACCTTGATGGTGTTCATTCGGACTCCTCCTTCGCCGGAGCGTTCATGACGACATCCTCCCATGTTTTGAGCGTCCAGCCTTCTCTGTTTTGGAGCCTAAGGTGGAAGATGTCCGTTATCGATAATGCGATCTCCGGACCTGCCCTTACATCGATAAGGAGCTGTTGACGCGCGTAGATCAGATCTATATCCCGGATGTCGTCGCAACGGATGTAGATCAGTGCATTGTTTGCGGCTGTTCTGATGATCACGACCTCCCCGTTCCTGCAGTCCTTGATCGTCTTTACGACGTCAGCCACCATGGCGTACATCATTCAGACATCCCCCTCACCAGAACGCCCGCGAAGGCATCCTCCCAGCCCTCCATGTCCCTCAGGGGGCATCCCTCGGGGAAGACCTTCCACGTGCCGTCCCTGGACACGGCGCGGTCCTTGCCCCTGAACAGAGGATGCCTGCACGAGTACAGACTCCTGACGGGACAGTCCCCGACCATGCATTTCGGGACCATCGTGGCGATCCCGTCGATGGCGACGAATCTCATTCGCACTCCTCCTTCGGGATCTCCTCCCAGTCCGTGGCGAGGATGTCCGTGCTCGTCATCCTGAAAGGTTCGATGAGTTTGTCACTGGATGCGACCATCAGCGACGGCCCGCAACAGGATTCGCTCCGAATCGCATGGCGGTCCTTCCTCCAACCCGCACGGCGGAACTGCTCCCAGGGAGCACCTTGGCGGACTCTGGCGAGGACCCACTCGAAGGTGCCGGGAGGCGCGAGGAGCGACTCCGCGGACCCGGTGACGGCCTCGGAGGATCCATCCTCCAGGAGTTCTATCGCCTTCAGACATCCGTTGCGATAGCCGAATTTGAACTCCGCCCTGTCCTTGCGACCGTAGTCGGGGATGTTCTCCACGGTATCCATCTCATCCCTCAGCTTCCTGATGACTTCCAGCGCATGAACGGAGCTCATCCCTCTGGAGTCTCCGTTGAGCCATCTGACGAAGTCCACCCTGCACGAGGTGCAGAGGTCCGCCTCGCGGGTCTCGTCGCCCGTCAGCTCCAGCTTGGACCGCTCGATGCTGTCGAAGACGCATCCGCACCTGTCGCACTTGTAGAGCCTCATTCGGATGCCTCCCCGTGGATGTAGCTCGTCATCTCCACCTTCTCCCCGCAGAAGGGGCAGAACCTGTAGGTCCACCCCTCGCAGTTCAGCGTGCCGTCGTCGCAGACGGTCGCATAGTCGTCTATGAACTCCTTCATCTCCCTGCAGCAGTATTCGAATCTCATTCCTCTTCCTCCTTCTTCAGGACGACATGCCCGCACTCCTTGCACACGAGGTACTTCTCGGGACCGTCGGAGGTCAGACCGGAGATGGTGCACTCCTTCAGCTCCGAGCCGCATGTCTCGCACTTCATTCCTTCCCCTCCTTGTTCTCGATCCTGGGTGCTATCATGACGGTATACCCGTATCCTCCGTCGGACCACCCGATCTTCAGAGGAGTATCCGCGCTGAACTCCAGCCTCGCCTTGCCGATCATGACCTTCGACACCTTCAGCAGATAGTCGAGAGGCATCATGGTCCTGCACCCGGTGCCGTCGTCGGCGCCGAGCACGACGGAGACCTCGGTATCGACGCCCTCCGCGCTCATCCTCCCGTTCGCGATGACGCAGTGGTCGCTGATCAGACTGCACTTCTCCGCGGCCCTCTGCAGGGTCCTGGAGTCGGTCTCTATGACGGCGGTCGTGTCGAACACGGGAGGCTTCGGCCTGGGGAGCCCCTCTTCGTCCAGCAGATGGAACGAGTACTCGCGGTCCGGGTTGGAGAGGACGTACCTGTCGCCTTCGACCGAGGCCTCGAACTTCTCGTCCTCCAGCTTCATCTTCAGTATATCCTTGACATTCAGACCGTGCGTGCACTCCACCCCGAACATGGGCGTCGGCTCGACGATGCAGATCATCACGTGCGCCTTGTCCACGACGACGGGGTGGTCCATCCTGACCTCGTCCTGGAACAGGCTCAGCACCCTGCACAGGTTCCTCAGCGCGTATCCTCCGATGGCAGTCATTCGGACTCCTCCTTCTCTCCGCGGGCGTGCGCCTTATCGATGAGTTCCATCCTGAGTCTGGCATACTCCTTCTTACTACTCTCCGAATTACACTTCGCAGGAGGAAGGACCATCTGCTTGATCCTTATCATGGCATTGAGCGTCCTGGTCACGTCCTCATCCTCGATGCCGCCTATACAGGACACTGTAAGCTTCTCCTTGTCCATAGCATATATCCCGTCGCCGATGATGACCTCGTCCTCGCGGAACAGTACATGGAACACACCCTGAGGTGTGAACGATACTGAACGCGTCATCGGCCCCAGGTCGTAATCGATCATGTGTCTCATCACGCTCATTCCTCTCCCTCCTTCTCTCCGTCGTCCTCTCCGTCCTTTCCGAAATACCTCCTGTCCATGTCCACGATGATATCGACCAGGTCGCCGTGCAGGACCTTCAGGTCGTCCATATAGACCTCCAGCTTCCTGCGCCACGCGTCCCAGCCCTCCCTGCTCAGAGCGTCGTAGAGGTCCAGCTTCTGCAGGTCCTCCATGTCCGAGACGAGGCTGCCGAGGTAGTGCATGGCCCCCGTGAGCGTGGCGATCTCCGCCATGGTCTCGCCTATCGGCACGTCGGGTTTGCACAGCTCGTTCTTCAGCTCCTCCATCCTCTGCTTCAGAGTATCGCGGAGCTCCGTCATGGGGTTCGTCTCCTGCTCTATCCTGTACTCGTCCTTCCTGTCCTCTCCGCTCATATCCTCATCTCCTTTCTCTTCGATTCCTTCCTATCCGATTCCTTCGCCTTCCTGTCGTCCTTCACGTACCAGTCGCACTTGTCCAGCGCCCTGTGGGTGCCTCCGTACACGTCGCACGCGATCGCCTCGACGTACTGCATGCCGTCCTCGCCCTCTCTTCCGCAGGAGTACTCCGGGGACCCTGCCTCATGCGCGGTGCGCCTGCATGTGGCGCACAGGGGCCTCGGGACCGCGGGCACCTTCACCAGGACAGTGCTCATGCAGTCCCTCACGGTCCACTCGGACCACGTTCCGTCGGGGCCCCTCATGCGTCCCAGGACGTCGCCCCAGTCGTTGAGGCGGTACTCGGTGCCGATGCACGGCGCCCAGAGGGTCTCCCCCTCGGACAGGTGCTCGAACGCATCCTCGACCGCCAGCGCTCCGAGGTGCTTCTTCGTACGGACGTACTCCTCTTCGTTCATTCCTCTCCCTCCTTCTCTCCCTCGATTCTCGCTCTGATCTCCTTATAGCAAGGGCAGGCATCGCAGGGCCTGTGATACCCGAAGGGTCTGCATTTGATACTCCTCACATCATCCCAATCGGATCTGGGCACCTTGCCGTCCCACATGTCCTTGGCGTAATAGCCCGGTTTCAGACCGCACGCTCTGGGATCCATGAGAAGCTCGACCTCCCTGCACGAGAAGCACAGCGGCTCCGGCAGGACGGCTTCGACATGATGCAGGTCGTTCATAGGGGGCAGCTTTCCAGAAGGTTCCATCAGCTCCCACTCTATCTTGTTCTTCTCCTCCAGGTAGATCCCTTTCATGAATCTTCCCGGGTATACATGCCTGTAGTACGTGCTGTTCGAATCGCCTACTATGCACCCCTGCTCCAATGCATTGAACGCACAGGTTTCGGACAGAACCTTCTCCGAAATCCTCATTCCTCCCCCTCCACGGCGTACCACGACCTGCCCGCATGCGCGGCCCTGCCCTGCAGCTCCAGCGCACGGAGTGCGGACTTGACGTGGCAGTACCTCTTCACTCCCGACTCCTTCACGATCTCGTCCACGGTGCGCATGTCCTCCTGCGACAGCGCGGCGCGCACCCTCTCGACCTCGGATGCACGGGGATACCTCCTCGTGCACTTCGGCCTGCTCCTCTTCCTCTCGGGCGTTCCGCCCGACCCATCGGTTCCATGGTTCTTCGATTCCACTTCCTCGACCTCTTCATATCCTAGGCACCGTACGACGTATGCGATACAGGAGCGACCTGTTGCGCATCGTTCTTCGGTACAATATCTAGAATACACTCATCGTATATAATACAACGTATGTATGAAGGATGCACGCATCGCATACGGTATACGGGGGAGCGGTTCAGAAAGGGGAAGGGGTTTCGCAAGGGGTTTCGGACGGTATCGATCCCGGGGACCTCGGAGCCTCAGCCCGGAGGACAGCCCGCGGACCCTCCTCCAGCGCACGGCATCCCATATGTCCAGGACGGCGAGGACCCCGCAGCCGGCGACGGTGGCCGCCATGGGGATCATCACGTTGCAGTAGCACGCCTCGAACAGCATGCAGGTCCCGGTCCCCAGGCAGACCCATGCGATCCACTTCAGCAGGTGGATCCACATCATGCTCAGGAACTCCGCCCTGTCGTCCGACGACCCCGCCATCGGGCTCCCTCCTTCATGAACGCGAACGCGATCTTGGCGAGCGCGTCCCCGATCCTGTACACGGGCTTCGCGGCCATCAGCTCGGACCAGCGTCCGCCGTGGCTGTCGCTCGTCCCGTCCTCCAGGAAGTCGGCGGCGTGCATGGCCTCGTGGTAGAGCACGGAGACCGCCAGGAACGACGGCCATCTCCCCCTCCATTTCACATGCATGTATATCCTCGACTCCAGCCTGTCGCCCTGCTTCACGCTGGAGCACAGGCCCATGGTGTGCCTTCCGAGGAACGAGTACCCCATGACCCTGGCGCGTCCGGGCTCCACGCCCTTCTCCTCCAGCCACGCGTCCACGCGCCTCTGCATGTCGGCGATGTCGGATTGGTCGGTCACGCCCTCTCCTCCGTCCTCGCCTTGGCGGTCGGCTCGAACACCAGCTCCGTGCCGGGGTGCGCCTCCAGAGGCGCCGTCCCCGCCACCGCCGCCAGCTCCCATCTCCTCAGCGACCTCAGCACGCGCCTCACGGCGTCCTTGTCCAGCCCGACGGCCTCCGCCAGCTCGGAGGTCGTGCACGGCCCCCTCTCCAGCAGGACGTCCAGCACGCGGTCCGATGCGGACCCGGATATGCATTCGCATTCCATACGATATCAACTCCTTCCTCCTTCATATAATGCGTCCGTATCCGGAGGGGTGCCCGGAGGGGTATCCGGAGGAGTGTCCAGAGGGACCTCGCCCTCGTGCGCGACAGCCACGGGGGGCTCTATCGGCGGAGCGCCGTCCACGACGATCTCCACCCATGTCCTGAAGCGCACCGCGCCTCCCACGGCCACGCGCGTCCTCCTGATGATGCCGACCTTCTCCAGCCCTCTCAGGCACCTCGTGTACATGTTGTTCCTCGGGTCGCCCTCGCGCCTCACCGCGGCCATCTCGTCCTGCCACATGGCGCCTCCTCTCGCCCGCAGCTCCGCCAGCGCCGCGTCCTGCCTCGACCCCATCGCTCCGACCTCCCTGCACCGGACGCACGGGGCATCCCGCGGGGCATCCCGCGGAGCAGGTCCTCCTTCCCGGGGACCCTCCTGCACACGGTCATGCCCTCCTCCGCGTCGCTCATCGCCGGAGGCGTCCACGGCTCCTCCAGGAACGCCCCCTGCAGCGCCGCGCTCCTGCGCACGGCCTGCTCCAGGCGCGACCTCAGCTCCGCCCTCCTCCGCGGGTCGTCCTCCGCTCCGATCAGCCTCCACGTCGTCCCGTACATCGCATCCATGAACCCTCTCTCCATCAGCATGTCCTCTCCTCTCCCGTCTCTCCTTCCGTCCCCTCCCCGTCCGGGTCGCGTCCCGACGCGCAGGCCAGGAGCCTGCCCGCCAGCTCGACGCACGCCGCGGGGTCCAGCAGGAGCGGGGAGCCGCCGACGGCCTCCAGCTCGGTCCTCCCGTCGTCCAGCAGGCCCACGCGCACGTCGGCGGGGCCTCCCGAGGGCGTCCTGACGCGTCCTCCCGCCGGGCGGAGCGGTGCGTCGGGGGCGCGGTCGGCGTCGCGGAGCAGGCGGAGCAGGCCCTCCAGCTCCAGGGCCTCCTCCGTGGGGGCGGGGCGGAGCCCCTCGGGCGTCTGCACCCTCCGCGTCAGCGCACGAGGCGGCGCGCGGGCGACGAGCAGCCCGGGCACGCCGTCCCTCGCGGACACGACGCACCTGCCTCCCGCGACCTCGTCCAGCAGGGCCGTCACGACCCTCCGGGGCCCCGACACGCGGAGCGTCAGCCCGGACGCCTCCCACGCCGGCCCCGCCGACGTCAGCTCCGTCCAGCCGACGGCGACGAGCGCTCCCTGCGCCTCCTCCGTCGTCTCCACCCCCTGCCGAGCGCGTCCGCGACGGCCCTCCACGGACCCGTCGCACGCGGGCCCCCCCTGGTCCCCCTCACCAGGAGCGCGTCCGCCCTCCTGCACCTCTCCGCCGAGAGCGCCAGCGCCATGAGCGACGCCTCCTCCAGCGACGCGGCCTGCGGGACCCCCGGGGCCCTCAGCACCGTGGGCAGCGGCTCCGCCCTCGACGCGGCCTCCCCCGCCCTCAGGACGGCGACGCTCCACGACGGCGAGGCGGGCGGCGGCCCTCTCGTCTCCGCGACCTGCGCGGGCGGGACCCTCGGGCACGGCGACCGTGCGAGCCTCTCCAGCTCCGCGACGGCGGTCTCCAGGACGCGGAGCCCCGCCTCCCCTTCTGCGAGGGCCCTCGCAGGCTCCTCCATGGGCCCGCGGGGTCCGACGGTCTCCCTCCATCCCATGGCGTGCTCCATCGCCTCGCCTCCGATCTCCTCGCGGAGCATCCTCTGCACCGTCTCCTGCGCGATCAGCGCGAGCTCCTCCCTGTGCTCCTCCCTCTCCTGCTCCGTCATCACGTGCCCGTCGTCGGTCACCCGCTCGCCTCCTCCTCGGCACGAACCACACCGGCGCGTCGTCCTCCGCCTCTCTCGGGCGCCTCCTGCGCGTCCACCCCGTCCCTCCTGCGGAGTCGCGCCTCCTCATGGCGTCCTCCAGCGCCCTCGTCATGGCGCGGGCGGTCTCCTCGGCGTCGGGCAGCCTCAGCGCGACGGCCTCCTCCGCGGTCAGGGGGAGGCCCGTCACGTCCGTCACGGCGGCCGGGGCCCTTCCGCCCGTCACGGCCTGCACGTATCTCGCGTACGCGCCCCCGTCCGCCGTCCTCGCGACCGGCCCCGTCGCGCCCCACACGACCGTCGTCCTCCCCAGCGCCGACGACACGAGGTCTCCCGTCCTCTGCACCGTGACGTCCAGCCCCGTGGCCGCCAGCACGTCGGCCAGCCTCGCGTCGGCCCTGACGTCTCCGACGGTGCCCGCGCCCCCGGTCCTCGGTCCTGCGGCCCACGGCGCCTCCGCGACGGCCCTGCTCCACGCGGCCGTCGCCAGCAGCTCCGCGTCGTCCATGGCCGCGCTCCCGTGCTCCCAGCCCGGCGTCGACCTCATGAGCGCGAGCACCTCCGCGGCCGCCGACGCCCTCCTCCACGCGGTCTGCTCCGTCACGCCCTGCGCCAGCGAGGCATCCCTCACCTCCTCTCTCGCCGTCGTGAGCGCCCTCCCGATCAGCCCGGACTCCTCCAGCGCCAGCGGCGACACCCCGACGGTCCTGTCGGTCATGACCCCTCCGATCAGCACGCGTGCGCCCCGGCCGAGCAGCGCGAGCAGACCCTTGGTCGCCTGCCTGCCCTTCTCCGCCGCGCTCCACGCGGCCTCCCCCTTCAGGTGCGCGCTCAGCACGATGCACGCGGCCTCCACGTCGTCCAGGACCCTTTCACCCGTGGAGCTCTCCGGCAGCCTGCGCATGTCCAGCCCCGTCTCCGATGCGTCCGGCATCCACAGGGAGGCCCTCCTCTCCGGTCCGATCGGGATGTCCACGGACCCGTGCCTCTCGTACGACATGTCCGATGCGAGGCGTCTCCTCCTGTCCTCAGCGGCCCCGTCCGCGCTCCGATAGGGAGCCGGGGCCGTCTTCTGCGTCTTCACAGTCTATATCTCCTTGCGGATTTCTCCGTGACCTGGAGCAGATGTATTATCTATATAAGATTTATCTTGAGAATGACCTAGACATTCTCACCCGTGGAATCGGTTACATCCCCGAAAAAAAATGTAACCTATCTCATGCATCTGTAATCACAATGGGAAAATCGCCTAGAGCTATTCTCAAATGTTATATGGAAGTCATATGGGTTCTGTGACTACGGGGACTGTGGGGAGTTGCTTGAGTTCGATATTTTCTTTAAATACTTGTAACCGAGAACTACATTATATACTACATTTTTTCAGCATGTTAATGTAGAGTGTTATATGAAATTATTAAGTATGTAACATAGTACAAGAGGTATAAACGGTATGGGAAATAGGAGGGCGATGTAGGATATTTGCTGGTATGAGATGAATATATGCAGATGGAAGATGTATTTTGTATTACACGTTATTGCAGAGATGGGAAAATAAAAAAAAGCGTGAGACCGCGTAGGAATGCCTAAATTTCTTTGTATATAAAGGGATATGCTATTTTTGCCCGTTTTTGCACAGCCGGAAAAAGTTCTAAGTTTTCGATGTAACCGCGTATTCACTTTTGGAGTATGCATCTAACAAACATACCACGCACAGAATCCGAACATACCAGTTCTCACATCAAACATACAAAAATGATGAAAAGATAATATTATGTGAATTCATATGATTTAACAGGGGTTAATTAGATATTGATGTCTTACAAATTTCATGCACTCTTTTGCATCTGTCGGATAGATACCCCTCCGCCTGCAGCCTGCCTGCAGCTCCTCTCGTGCTCCGATCCGTGGATTCCCGTGCATTCCGTCCTCGTTGCGAGAAGAAATCGCACGGAAACGCCCCTTCCTGCCACGAACGCACCCTTACAGGTCTCCTAGCCCTACTTCGCCGTGAAAGTCCCGTAGAACGCCTGGAAACCGCCTTTACGTGGCGATACGCTTCGGACCGTCACGGCACACCTCCGGGCGTCACCCGCTCGTCATGCGCAGCGCGATCTATCGCGCTCTCGCGGATTCAACCGCACGCGCCTCCGCGGCACGGTCTGACTGCACCCGCGCTAGCGAGATCTCGCGCTGTACCGAACCCGCGTAAAGAACGCACGTCCGCACAGCGCGCCTGCTTATGCAAATTCGCGACTGTTAACTATTAGAGCGCGCACGCAGTCAGAATACACGCGCGGAGGTGTCCGCACACACGGTCTGACTGCACCAGCGCTCGGTAAACGCGTAGAGCGCGCCAGCGCGAGATTAGCGCGCGATAAGTGAATAGCGCGCTAGATAGGTACCGCGTATGCGCGACTGTCATCTATCTCGCGCACGCGAGAGTTATCAATCGCGCGTAGGAAGCCCCGTCCCTCCGCAGCTCAGGAGTCCCCGGGATCCCGGAGGTCGATGATGGTCCGGAGACGCACGGAGGAGTGTAAAGGGGTGTGTAAAAAGTGTAAAGGCAAGTGTAAAGGAGTGTAAAGCGATGTGTAAAGCGATGTGTAAAGGAGTGTAAAATGCAGATGGAGATTATATCGGATGTCTAAGAAAACCCGTGGAATCGCATCGAATGTCCAACGGAATCCCTGGAGCCGGGATATCCCCGGAGTATCGGCGGGATGTATCCTCCGTGACGATGGATGAATGGATATTCCTATGAGAATATCTGAGAACGATGCCCGGAGGGTCCCCGGGATCCGGAGGGAGGCTCATGCGTCCCGGAAACGGATGCCTCCGAGACGGCCGCAGGCGCTCTCCCGGGAGCGCGAAGAGGGTGCGCGCACCTGTTCCCCCGAAGGGGGCCCCGGGCCGGAGCCCGAGACCCCGGGATCGGCTCCCGAGGAGTCCCGACCCGATCGCCGTCGCACGTCGATCATGTACTGCGTCTTCCCGTCCACGCATCTGCGACGGACCTTGAATCCCCAGTCCCTGATGCGACCGAAGGCGAACATGTCGGCATAGCCGGGGAGGAGGGCGTACACCTCCTCGAAGTCGCACCATTTCAGGAGCGCGAGGTGCAGGACGGCCTGCGCGTACTTCTCGTCGTCGTACCTCGCCATCTCGTCCAGCAGCGCATCGAGGTCGGCCTTCCTCTCGGGGGTCCAGTATGCCTGGGGGTCGGTCATCAGGCCGCCTCTTCGTCGTCCTCGTCTCCGTGCTGCGGCTCCCCGTCGTAGGGAGGGCAGCAGAACTGTCCGGGCGCGTCCTCGACGACGATGTGCTTCACGTCGTAGTCGTCGAGGATCTCCGTGCCGTTGATATCGTCGTACAGCGTGATGACGTCCCAGAGGGACTCCCCGATGTCGGGGGCCTCGATGTACCTGAGCCCGTCCTCGGTGTCCAGGATGACCCTGCACATGGGGATCTCGTCGCCCTGCTCCAGCCCGTCGGGGTCCCCCTCGACGACGTGCACCGCATCGAGGTCGAAGCCGTCCCAGCCCTTCCTGCGGACGAGGTCGGAGATGCCCTCTCCGTCCAGACCGAGCATGTCCAGCAGGTCCGTGATGCGTCCGCTGGCGTTGCGGATGGTTCCCAGGTAGTATGCAGGCCTGTCCGCCTGCGCGTAGATGTACGTCCAATATGCCATTTCTTTCACTCCTTGTTGTGTTCTGTTCTGTCGAATGGGTTTCTCGGAAGATTCCCATAATCTTCCGTATAGGTTCTTGGTATATAACCTCTTTCGAGGTCCATGGATCCCGGGACCTCCTCGGAGCAGCCCCGCGTCCCTCAGGCTCCTGTAGATCGCCGTCAGGCACGGCACCGCGATGGAGTTCCCCGCGAGGCGGTACATCACGGTGTCCGAGAAGCCGAGACCCCGGGCCGCGTCGTACGCCCCGTCGGGGAAGCCCTGGAGACGCCAGCATTCGAGAGGCGAGAGCTTCCGATAGCGGATCTCGGAACGGTCCTGCAGCTCCACCTTGGGGATGTGCCCTCCGCCCGAGGCGGTCACCACGGTGGGCGACAGCCCGGTCGGGGAGTAGATCCTCCTGATGCACTCGTGCCCCTTGCCCCCCAGCGTGGCGACCTGCACGCAGACGAAGTTGTCCGTCTTGCGCGAGCCGGCCTGCGTCGTCACCGAGAACGCGATGTCGTCGGCTCCCTTCGGCCTGAAGGCGAAGCCGTTGCCCTTGGAGCGCTGCTTCGCCGTGCTCCTCGTCAGCCCTTCGAGACGGCTCTCGGAGAGGTAGTACCTCTCGGGCACGTCCTCGGGCGGTTCGAGGACGTCCTTCAGGACGCGTCCGTCCGGGCACGGCTCCGGCCATTGGAACGGGCCGAGGCCTCCGTGCGAGCGGAGGACGGAGACCATGAAGCACCTCCTGCGCGACTGGGGGACGCCGTAGTCGCAGGCGTCGAGGACACGGTAGGAGGACTCGTAGCCGATCCCGGAGAGGACGGAGACGAGACGCTCGAACTCGGGGAGGTTCCTCCTGTGGAGGATCGCGGGGACGTTCTCCATGAGGAGGACGGGAGGCAGCGGCTCCCCCGCCTCCGCAGAGGCGCGGAGGAGGCGGATCGCCTCCCACGCGAGGGACGAGGCGGTCCCCGACCCCTCGACCATGCCCTCCCTCCTCCCGGCCGCCGAACAGCTTGTGCAGGGGTACGTCCAGGTCACGAGGTCCGCCCCGGGCAGCCTGTCGACCTTCGTTATGTCCCCGAGGTTCGGCGTGTCGCCGTGGATGGCGCAGTACGCCCTGTACGCCCGGGGGTCGATCTCGCATACCGTGGACTCGAAGGGGATGCCGAGATCCCGGAGTCCCTGCGCCGTCGCGCCGATGCCTGCGAACAGCTCGCAGATGCGGAGAGGGGAGGTCATTCCTCCCCCTCCTTCCACTCGGGGTGCTCGGCCTTCAGCTCCTCCATCCATGCGTCGATCTCGTCGGGCTGCTCGTCGAGGACCTTCTGCCACGCGCCCGAGCAGATCCATGGAGCATCGCACAGGTCGCACGGCTTCACGCCGCGGCAGTCCCGGACCTCGTCGCAGTACAGCCATGTCGCGACGTT